GGTGGCTTCTGGGCCGTCTATGTTTCTGGCCGTGAAGGAAGATCCTGTTATGCAAATAAAATTCTTAGCAGTAGAAAAAGCCGCCGTTATCACGTAAACCGTTTGAGATTCCAGCGTTATCGTAGTGGCGTCTTGTGTAGGGAAGTCTGATTCCTGGGCGATAAATACAGCCGTATCAGCAAATAACTGACTAAAATTGCTGTTTGTTTTTTGCATAGCGGCACGCCAAGTGTCACCTGTTCTGTCATTAGCTGATGCGCCTACATCAATTACATCTTGTGCCATCTACGCTTCATCCATGTCTACTGTTAATTTGGTTGTATCCACGGTGAACCCTGTTTCATCGGATGTTAAAAAATCACCGCTGCCTATTCTATTTTCTAATGCGAAAATTAAAGCCAATGCTGAGTTATCTATGCTAGATATTAAAGCGCTTGCGTTGTTGTTTGTATCGCGAGCTATATTTTCCAAGTACTCAGCAAAACGCCTGGTAGATACGCCATCAGTCGTTAATACCTCGTCCCTTCTAGGTGGTATTAATTCAGCCACTGCTTGTTATCTCTGCGTTAGCAAATAATGAATATACGTTGTATTCAACTGGGTCAGTCATTTTAAATCTTAAAATACGATTATTTGGGATACTCCCCAAACGCGACCATCTAACCCTGGTTTTGAATTCACCAACACCACCTAATGGTTTGCTGATTTCACTATTAAATGTCCGGCCCCCATCATCAGAATAATCCATTCTTATTTGAGGGTCGGGAGTCGTAGCATCCCCCACACCTGTCTGCATCAACAGCTCGATCTCATGGGAAAAGATGTCATCCCCATTATTAATAAATGGTTTAGTGGTGAAAAATCTCTCTATCTTGTCGCCATATTCTGTCTTGGTGTCAAAGTCCAATTCGCCTACCTTGCCGCTTCGATCATCACCAACATGTATCTCCCCAAAAGCCTTAATCCCATGGATTGCGCGCCACACTTGGAACCCGTTACCGTTAGTAATACCTGTTTGTCTCTCGTGCCATTCGCTTTTGCCTGAAAGGGCTGAAGTGGTTGAATCGTAAACAAATGTATTATCACCTACCGTAAAAACAGCAAAATAATTGCCGTTCTCTGAGTAAGTGAACGCACGGGTATTAGCTATTTCAGCTTCTGTGTTCTTCTGAATCAGTTGATCAACTGAGCTGGTTGATATTTTTTGTATGGATGACCCCAGAGCGCGCCAAATAGCTGGTTTTTCTCCAACATCCCCACCAAGGAATAAAAAGTTATTATCAAACTCAACCACTGAGAATTTAGCTGCGCACCCTTTCTGAATCATTGCGCCGGGTATTCTTTGAAAGGGGAGGCCGGAAGTAGATACTGTCTGATAGACTTCAATCGTTGTCTCACCCAGAATATACAATTGATTATGATTATTGTGCCCGGCAACGATTCTATCGGGGCTTATCTCAGCATCAGCAAAATCAAGAGCATTGAAATTCTTACCATCATTGACCGTCTTGGTGGATGAGATGAAAAATATCGCATCCGTTGTGTAGATATAAAACCCATCTTTGAATGTGATGGTTCTAGCTTGGCCGAAGCTTAGAAAAACAGAACCATTATTTAACTCAAGCGTGGCTGTTGATGGTGTAAAAAAATAACTATCACCATCAGGGTCTTGAATAGCAATATTAATGCCGTTCGATGCTAAAGATACATCGCTTGTGCCTGATATTGTGCCGTGGTTTGTTACGGCGCCCGCCGAATTAGTAGATATTAATGAATTTCCAATAACTCGATAAGGTGTGCCGTCACTAAAAACAATAGCGCCGCGACTGGTTCCTGATCCGAGATCAGCAAATTGCTTGATGCCTGGCGTATTAAGCAATGCTCTGCGGCTTAATGCTTCAGCTTGAGGGATAACAGGGTAGGCGTTCACAACCCGCTTATCTAACAACGGCAGTGACTGGCTCACATAAAAGCCATCAGCAAAAGGCAATTCTACCCTCGGCATTAGGAACGCCCCAAACTAGGCTGAATATTTAAAGAATCAGGCTCTCTATCGTAACCTAGCGCGTCATCAATCAGACTCTCGGCTTTAACCGTGATTCGGTCGAGCCTGTCTTGGGGGACGCGGTATTCTGGCGCAATATCCGCAGCCAGTGCGTACTTTAAAACCCTAAACCATTCGGCAGGAAAATCGGGATTGCCGGCTGTGTCGGTGTTAATATCAATCGGTCTGATATAAGTAAAATTCGCTACTTGATCAACATTATTGGCTGTCTGCCATACATAAAGTCGCCCATCGGCTAACTGTGGCGAGTAATACCAATTGTTTATTTCACCCTGAGAACTTTTATCAGGTTGTGCGAAATACTCCTGCCTCGACCACTGCATGGCCTCCACCTCATCGCTATTGCCTACTGTTTTGCGTCTGAGCTGCAAAAGACGTAAAGGCCTAGGGATTAATTCGGGGAAGCAGAAAACACTGTTATCAATAGCTGCGGCACCTGTAAGGCCGTCAGCATTAAATACTTGTGTGCTACTCAATACTTCAACAACCTTAGTCCACTGCCTGGTACCATCGTCTAGCTGAATACCGATAAAGTCGCCAGTTGTGTTATCTAGGATAACAATAGAAGTAGTGGTGGTGTCATTGGTAGCGGCGGTATCGCCGTTTAGAATTTCATAGGTGTGGCTGGTTTGGGTGGCGGTAAACTCAAACTTAGATGTCCCTGTTGCCGTTAGGGTCTCCGTTCCCAAAACAGTTGCCCCATCCTTTATGGAATAGGTAACAGACGGGCTAAGTCCCTTTGTGAAGCCTGATATGACACGATAAGTCCTGCCAACAGTAAGACCCGTAATTGTTCGCTCTATCTCTCCTGCTACTGCTGCTGCGTTAGAAACCACCGAAGAGGTAGCAATAATAGCAAAAGTACCGCCCACCACCGTCCAGCCTTGAGTGGACTCTGAAGGATCGGAAGAAAGAATGTCGTCGGCACCAGATTTGCCGGTTGTAGAATCCACCGTCAAGGTGCGGTCTGTGACAATTCCAGCAATAGATAATTCTGTATTAACAAAGTCATCCGCATTACCGGCCTCATCGCCGTTCGGCCCTAATTCATAGTCGGTTTTGCCGACATCCAGAAATAACACGCCTTCTGTCTTAGTCCAGAGATGCAATCCCTGACTTTGCCATGACTTCACCATGAAATTCAGGGATTCTAATCCATCCTGCATTTCAACCGCTCCGGTAGACTGGCTGGCGTCAATCTCACCAATCAATCGCAAAGCACCGCTGACAATATCGGCGGCTGTTGTTGTCAGTGTGGTGGACCCCATTACAGGTCGTCTCGCGTAGGTACAAAGAATTTATCTGGCTGTCGAGGCCTGGAATCTTCCACAGCTATTTGTTCATCACGACCCCTGAGGTCAATCTGTGGCTGCTTCTCCTCCCACTCGTCCTTGCCCACAAGAAAACCATCCCAAGTAAAGCGGCATTGTGATCGCTTTAGCTTTTGACCGCTACGCTCACTGATGACATTGTAGTCGTCCATAATGAAACGATTTTTACGCTTACCGATCATTAGCGATTCCTAGTCTGCCTTACTCTGGACATTATCCCGCCTCCGTAATGACTACATTGCCTGTTGCTGGGGCACCTCCGGTTAAAAGCCACCCGTCATACGGCTCAGTGAGAGCGCCCACAGCCCCAGCGACAATAGCAAGTGCGCCTTGCGCCGGGGTATCAAATGTAGGGCTTGAACTCTGAATATCATCATTCGTTACTGTAATAGTAATAGCTTGATCTGTCAGATTCTGAATGGTGGCGTTATATTCTGACCCGCGCCGGGAGTTAGCCACAAAATTTTTAGTCGTATCACTTGCAAAAACAATCGTATGCCTAGACATATCACCTCTCTTTAGCCACCACTTTGAACATCAAGCGAAATGGTTTTGGGTTTGGGCTTGGGCTTGGGCTTGGGCTTGGGCTTGGGCTTGGGCTTGGGCTTGGGCTTGGGCT